GTTTTCTTACCTCTAAAGAAAAAATTATGAATATCTAATACACCTGTCAAAACACGATGTATATTTGTCTTATCCTTCTTTATAACTACTGCGTCTAATATCTTATCAAGCGTTATCGCATTTATATATAAATTCTTTAAAGATTCTCCACATTCTTCGCTATTAAATATATAAGGCGTACCGCCATCCAAATATCGTCCATCCTCTAATGCTTTATCCATCGTGAGATATGGAATAAAACACGACCTCCTTAAAACACAAAATAAATCATCAACTGTCTTATACTCACTCCTTACTATACGTCGACATTCTACTACATCATAATATGTTATATATAACTTATTATTTATTATACTCAATATATCTTCAGGTAACTCTACTCTTATCATTTCCAATAAACAATTCATACTATCATCACTAAATATAACACATTTATTCTCCCTGAAACTATCTTCACAATATTTATATAACTTATCCACAAATATATCCATCTTATCTATAATAAATAATAATCCCAATAAAGAACTAGCGCTACACGTAGATATCTTATTTATAATAATTAAACCACGCTCTCTCAACTCTCTTAAAAAATATAAACATCCTGATATATAACTTGCATTAAATGCTCCACCGCTCATTATAATATTTATGTTTCTCACTACTCCATCATCCAACGATTCAATATTATTTGCTAACTTATTTACTAACTCTTTTATCATTTACTTTACTATACTTTAATTATTATATTATATTTTATTACTTTACATAATTGACTTTTTTCACAAATTATGAATTATATATATGGATGTCCTCGATTAAAAAACACGTTAAATGCCAATCACGGGAGATTATCATAAATTCATAATTTGTAAATTGATAATTCGAAATGATACATATTATATAATATAGCATACATATTCTAATATTGATATAACTGTTCCACTATGATTGATATTGACCAATCCGCGCCGTTGAGATTTAATATATTTCCCTTGTCATCTTCAAGTTTTATACTCATTCGCTCTATATTTACAGGACCAAAATATGTTCTACGATTATATGCAAGACTACTTCCCAAATCCACCATCATATCGCCAGAACTCGCTCCAGTTTTCTTTGGAAAAATTAATGCAAACACGTCTGAAGTTGATGGAGCGGATGCCCTATACTTATATGTATTTTTCCTATTATCCAAAATAGCGTTAATTGAATATAACTGTTTAGCTGTTAATGTACGCGGAACACTTGAAATATAAAATGGTGACGATACATTGTTGAGTTGCGGATCGGGAGCGCACACATTCGGTATACTCGTATTAAAATAATCTGGTACACTTAATGTTGTCGTTGTATCCACTATATTCACTAATCCACTATTCAGACGATTCTGATTCAAATCATCCAATACTACCACTATATATTTTGTTCCATATGTATCCACTGTAGTATTAGACTGATAATAAGGAAAAAGAGTATTTGTAGGATTAGAAGGGTCGGGAACAGGATTAGTCTGATTATAGTAATACGAATCTATTTTCCTAGAAAAAACTATCGGAGTACTTGTATCAATCTCCGGACGAAATCCTAACATCCACCCAAGATTATTATTTAATTTCATAGTATTACCACAAAATACGCCACCACAACTGTTATCATTATTACTATCATAAAAAATTATTTCCACATTATCATATAGAGGACCAGCTCCAGCAGTTGCAAAAGAAAACCACGACCTACCTGATATTGGATTATACGATATATCAAAAGTATTACTATCTGCAAATGTTACACTACTCAATTTTGCGCTTATAGCAGATATCAATTGTGTAGGAGTATAATTTCCATTTTCAACCTGTATTAACTTCTGACTACCACCATTTGCCTTTATCCAAAAACACGACGTTCCATAGGCCGAATCTACAGTATACCATGAATATGGAATCTGATACGAATACAACTTCATCGATAACACATTTACCAATGGCTCTGATAAATCCATTGTAAACACGCTCGAGGAAGCAGGTGAAGCAGGATTTGGATTATATGGTGTTATCGTCTGACGAAATAATGAATCTATGACAAGCAAACGCTCTGTAGTATTCTTTAATGTAGGATTTAATGAATCTTGTATAAACTCTTGGTTTCGAGAACTTATTATACCCAATTGCTCCTGCTTTACCGCATTATGTCCATCTATACCATTACTATCAAAAAATTGTACCTTATCTTTTCTGTCTGTTATTTTTATATTTTGCGATTCATCGGTCTGTCGTAAATACTGATTATTCATCCATTCTTTAGCCTGTTCAGGGTTACTATTCGTATCCGATTCAGCATCCTGAATCGTATCTACATCCTCCAATATACGCTCCATTGCTTGGTCAAGAAAACCACCTGTCTTCGCCAAATTAGGGTAATTACTCCTTAGTGTATCAAACACATTAATTATACTATCTGTATCATTGTCACGTATACCTAATAAATTTCTTAAATCTTCCGTACTATACAAATTAATATCTTTTAACTTTTTTTTTGTCAGACTGATCATTTATATAAAAATAATATTTATGACTATTACTATAATATTATATTAGTATTTAATTAGTATTTAATTATTATTAAATTTCAAGTATTTATTTTTTCGTGTATATACTTTTTATATCTATTTTAATATATTTCTCAAACATCTCCCATATCACATCCCCAAAATCATAGTCATATACATTAAACATCAACCACCCCGGCAATCTCGTTATACCTATACTCCGTTTAGAGTGTCCTGCCCCCTTAAATAATAGCATTTCCAATGTCCACAGTACCTTCTTATAATATTCGTCTGTCACAACACTCTTGTCCAATCTATACCGCCCCTGATAAATATATCTGTTCGTATTCGGATTACTATAAATCCTCCTATAATTATCTTCACACGGATGATTGAACAAGAATCCGATGCCTTCTATCCTATTCCTATTATTATTCATCTCAATCACAAGTGTAGGCCGACCCGTTTCTATTTTTGAAGTCATCATCAAAGGCGTGCCATAAATACATCCGGTATATTCTCGCTCCTCCCGCCACAAACGGTTCTCCTTGAAGGTATAATCTGAAAATCGTGTTGTTGCTATTTCTAAACTAGCAATAAAACGATTCCTTTGTTTACTATTCTTACTCCCAACTATATTAGCTTTTGCAGTTCCATACATTAAATTATTTGGTTTCTATATATCTTATTTCTTATTTATATCTCTTCAATTTCCCTATTTCTCCCGAATCTCCCGTTTAACGTGTTTATAGATTCTTAGAAATCTAATACCCCAACATAGAAAATGCGGTAATCCCAAACAGTATATGATAGAAACTATGAGCTATTACATACTTGCCGCGAAATTCATCTTTCCCTCTCGGTGTGCTCATATAGTAAAATAAATATCCCGTCGTAAATAATATGTAAAACGTCATTGATAACCCCCTCGTCATAAACATATACAAAAAATGACCTCCCATAATACTACTGCAATAATATGCCTCCATTTTCTGATATAGTATAAAAAGGTTAAAATTCGTATTCGCGTATATCGTGCCCTCTTTATCCATATGATACTTCCATGCACCTAACACAGCAGACAAACAACTCACAAATAAATAATAATTACCTTCATATAATAATGCACACAAATATGGAACAAACGATAGCAAACTTATACAGCAAAAATCAAAACAACAAAATGCCTCATATGGGCAATCATTACATATTATTTCATATTCCGCGTTTATATTATTCACCACATTGTGTTTTGCTATCTGACCCTGTAAGTTTATCGTACATTCCTCTAACGTCATTGTATTCGGGTCGACAGGCTCGCCAAATTCTGTAACCCTAGTTGATGTATTATATATAAACGGAAAAATACGAACACCCAATTGTTTTGCAATATAATAATATCCCGACCTCCAAGGCATTTTCTTAGTCGAACCCTTTGGTGATATAAACAATATATTACTCTCATCATTTTTCTTCCTATTTGCTTTTCTCATAATATCATATTCATTCGCAATCTTATATGTTGTATTACTATTCTTATTCTCATTTTTAGGTGCAATTATTATATTTAATAACGACCTAACTGGTGTATAATACCAAGCCTTTAATCCAGGATTACCTATCACATACAGATTAAATTGAATATAAGAATAGAAAATTATTGCAAGAAGGCCATCAAAGTACGATGTATGTCCAAATACACATACAAAATCCTCCTGAGGATGTTTTTTTATATCTGCCCACCCTATAACTCTATTCAATCGCGGTAACATAGATTTTATATATTGTAACATCGTTTATTATCGTTATTAAACTAAGATAAATGATATGTCTACATATTTAACATCTATTATTTTTAAATTGTTTATGTTATTCATATATTAGAATTTCTTAATTTCTCCCGAATCTCCCGTTTAACGCGTTTAATGTATCTCCCAAATCAGCAAAACCCCACAACAAAAGATTGCATCAGTCCTCCTATCAAGCTCAACAACATTGCCACTGACATTGACCGTGAATCTATTTTTTTAAAATGTGTAAATATTACTGTAAGTACTATAACAATCGACATAATAAACTGAAACTTCTTTGACCACCACTGTGTCCCATTCATACGAGTCCCCAAATTAATCACCCCCAACATCGCACCTACAAATACAAGCACTCTCGTTATCGTAACATTCCGCCAGTGATAAACTGCGACAATTAGTGCCGCACGAATAATAATACAAATACAATAATATATTCGCATTCTCATCGCTACGACCTCTTTGGGTGACATATTTTTTTGTAACATTCCCATTTTATAAAGCATCTTGGTAAACGAGGGGTCATCATTTGGACAAACCCGTTTATTCGTCATATATTACCTATTTCTCCCGTTTTTGGCGTATATAGTATACTATATATTATATTATACGTTAACGTCTTCGGGTACGCCGCTTTTGAGTATAACGTTTTCCTGTTTTTATCTTACCTACACGTGCACATTTCATTAAATCTGATGTTGAAAACTTTGCTCTAGTCGCCCTCGCAACATTTGGCGCCATTTTCTTCAATTTTGAAAGTGTCTTCGGATGATTATATATCACAATATCTATAATATTCTGGAAGTAATCGCGGAATATATGTTTTTCACGTTTTAAATCCTCTACAGTAAACCACCTTATCTCGCTCTTCTCAAATAATCCATTTGTAGGATGCTGAACGTGACCCTTCAAATATTCACATATAAATTTATAATTATTATTGAAATAATATGGCAACTTTGCATCATAATCCGCGCGAACTAAATATGTATACCTCTTATCATAAGCTATCTCATCTATTTTATTCTTTAATATATACTTCTCAAAGTCAGCCTTTGAACCAAAAAAACCGTTTAATTCTTCAGCACCCTCGCGCGTTGTTGTATCTAATAAGTCTTCGCCCGTTTTTGCACCTCCACCAAAATCACCCCAGTGGCACTTTTTATCGTGTTCCATAGAACCCTCCTTCCCAAACAAGTAATATACTATATTATTATGAAGCGCTGTCATTATAACACCCGAACCGACCATTTTATAGTCTTATATTCTTATATATATCTTATATATATTCTTATATTTTATTAATAATTAATAATTAATAATTAATGATTAATAATTATTAATTATTTACATATAACCATAACAGAGTTAATTTCATAATATATCAAAATATATCATAATATATCAGAACAATATTACCAAAATTGAAACATCTCTATACAATTATTATTTTTACACGATTTTCCTATTTTCTCCCGACTATCCCGTTCATCGCATTTTTCATAAGAAGACGTCGTCACCTCGTCCGCTGATAGCATCGACTCCATACGCTCTTTATACAACATATCAACGCGTTCACGACGCATCTTACTATGTGTTATTGCTAAGACCATATCTACAGGCATATAAATACGATACATATAGTCTAATATTATATATACCATATATCTTTAAATCATTTTAATAAGGCACATATTATGATGTAGTCTCTCGATATGTTAATATTTATATAATAGTATACCATTACATAAATATTGATAACTCTAATGCCCACACGACCTACACGGTGTGCTATTATGTGTCATTATATTACTCAAACTCATTATAGGAGTTCTCCCTCTCGTACGTAATAATGGTCTTGGAAGCGAACGTGTAACCGATGCTGGATTTGTAGGCGCGCGTGACACAATGGGTTTAACTACCCTTATAAACATTTGCGACATATTCGTCTTAGTTGACATCAAATCAAGGTATTTATATATTTTATATATATTTTATATATATTTAAACTATATATAAAATAATAAGTATAATTATCAACAATAATATTTATTATTCTAAATAGTATTTCTATAATTATTGTTGATAATTATTGTGGAATACAAACAACAGGATATTGACAACTATTTGAATACGCAACTCCAAACATCCTCGTTTTATTACCTTGAACCGGAGTTATATTCTGTGTCGATTCTTGTGACTGAGTGCGCAAAGCTTTTGCACCCTTCAATTTCGCTAAATATCTATCATATGAACCGTGTTTCATATCTACACCTTTACTACCAAGAATACCAGATGACGCTGCCGACATTGAACCTGGTCTCATACGCGTTATAGATGTACGAGTAGAACTACCGTGCGACGGTACATTGCGATGAACAATTCCAGGTATCGCACGGTCACTCTGCTGATTCCAATTCACGTAATTATATGTAGAAACTGGCTTCGTAAATACACTCAATGCACCTTTATTCATTGTATAGTCAGACTCATCTACACGAACAACCTTCTGAATAATCTTTTGGGTAGGTATATTTTTGACATATGGTATTTTAGTTCCACAGCCATTAATCACACTAGTTCCGTAGTTTCCACACGCTCTACATCCGACTACAGGGGTAGTAGCTGAAAAATAGCCACCATACCAGCAACTTGTACACACCGAGTTATAATATTCGGGATATCCCATTTATTTTTATTATTAATATACGAATATATTATTATTTTATTGCGGTATATTGTCACTAACAATGAATTAATAATATTATAACTTGGAATATAAATTATATTTACATATTTTATATTATGCATATGTCCAAAACAAAAAATAAAAAAATAGCAAATAGAGGACGACGTCGCACAAACCGCAACATACAACATACTCAAAACGGTGGTGTAAAAGTCATCATAGGGATGGGTACACCCGGTCATCACCAAAAGCCAATAGAAAGAGAAGTTACCACAATGGAACATTTCAAGCAAATAATGGATACAGCTAGACATTTAGAGGTTATTTCATCATCATCGCTAAATTCATTTGTTATCAAAATCCATTTGGCAGATGACCGCGAATTCTTCAAAAGTGATATGGTCGGCCAAAATGGGAAAAAACTTGATTTTGTAGAAATTATGGATGCCACATCAGGGATAGCCATTACCGAAGTAATTATTAAAATATGTATCATCGGGCAAGGTTTACATCCTAAAGATTATGTGTTCGATAAAAAACCCATAGACAAGCGCGCAATTGATAACGCAGAATTCTTAAATGAATATGAAACACAGCGATATTTATATAGCGCAATGATGTCTACGAGCGGTAGTCCATTTTGCCCCGATGCATTTGGAAGATTAGAGGTAAAAACACAAGCTAATCTTAACGCCTTATTTGACAATATAAGAGGACGGATTCACCAAAACAACGAATTCAATACGATATTTACGTATATGGAAGGATTAACTAAGAGTGGGAACTATTGCTTCGGTTTAATTATGATGGAATCTGTCCCTGGAAATTATGAATTATTTACGAATCACCTACCACAGCGTCCTCGATACAATCATACATCATTTGAAGAATTGTCGGAAATAATATATGCCATAAATATCCTAACCATATATCGCGGCAAACTCTTTCTTTTAGATGCTCACCCAAATAATTGGTTATGTGACCCTTCATTACCTACATTATCAAAAGTCAAAGCTATCGATTTCGGGCGCGTATATCGAATACATAGTGAAGAAGCTATTACACGCTTCTTACATAATGTTAAAGCGAATGTTGTCAAATATTTCGAACGCATATCATGTACAATACCCACAATGATTAATAAAACTATGTTCGACTTCTTCACAATGATGTGTATAACACAAGAAGAACGCACGCGGATTTTAAGTCGAGCGCTACCGTTACAATTTACAGATGCTGCAAATTTACTAACAGCTAATGTACAAGAAGTTATTGCTACATTTAGTGGCAATATATTTTTCTCAAAACCATTAAGTGGATTAACGCCTGAAGAACGGGGAAGAAGCATAAATATGATTCATCGTTTACTATTGACGTTATCGCTAGTTGACGGATTTTTTAACGACACGAAATTCGTAGCGACAGATATAAGACGTTCGCAGCAATACGAATCATATAAAAAGTTATATGAAACAAATTATTCTACACCTGATACGATAATCGGAAGCGGAATAGTAATGGACCTTCAGATGATGGATAAGCATCCAAAATATAATCCATTGACTAAAACATATGAAGGAGCATACAATGTTGTATATGAATACTGTCAAGACCGTTTTTTCCCAGATATTAGAGGATACTCGGCGTTTAAAAAAATAGAACGCGGTATAGCAAGGCAATCAGCTATCAAATTAACACCTCACACAAGAGTAGCAAGGAGTAAATTGTGGAGTGCGTGTTGTGCTGTCGGGTCTGCATGTAAGGCATCAGGTTCATATATTGCCAGAAACGTACTTACACCGGTGGTTGAATATGGTGTTATAAAACCAATAGAATATAGTATCGTAAAACCCACAATGTGGGCATTATATAGTTTAAACTTAAAAAAACGCCCCCCTCCACCCGTAAGAACATTTGCTACTAGCACAGGAGGAAGAAAAAGAAGAACAAAAGGAAATAGTCAACGAAGGATAACACGAAAAAATAAACGTGCACAGTAATAATCTATTCATTCCCTTTTAATAACAATTTTTCACTATCCTTATCTAAAACAATCTCACGACTTATCGTCTTTATTATCTTCTTCTCATTTTTCACATCATTTTCTATAGGTTCGCATATTTTATTAATTAGTGTTAAATACTCCATCTGTTTCGCCTCTGTATCAAACCAATCGGGATTCAAATCGACCCAATCTCCGATAGCATTGCGCTCCTTATTTGCAATCTTTACTATCGTATCCTTCATTTTTATATTATTATTATCCTTCTCCCATTTTTCATCATCCTTAATATACATTGTATCGCGTTTAACATCGGTACAATGTATAGGGCGCTTATAAATATCCAACTCCCGCAATCCACGTATCATAACGTTGCTTATACCTTCCACTAAACCATTTAACCTCGAATACTGCAAATCCTCCAATGTTATCTTAAGCGACTCTATAAACTCCGATATATTCAATGCATCCTTACATTTCTCATTTAAAAAGAAATTGAGATTGAACTGGTTATTCATATTGTTTGTCGTCAGATTATTATTCGTTACATTACCTATCTTTGGCAATATCGTATTGAGCTGAGTTTGCTGCTCCTTTATTATCTTTATCATATCCTGATTATCATTTAACAGCTTCATAAACATATCCGTGGTTATGTTTATCTTATCTCCTATCGCTATGTTATCATTTATAATTGTATTTTCACCAATATTATCTACCGCTTTATCCGAGACCTTACCATTTCCAGTCACCATAATACACGTCTTTTTATGATTAAATAAAGAGGCGCGATGATTATAAGTTTTTCCGCATACGCACACCATAATAGGTGGTGATGATGTCTTTACTATAATTTGGTTGTATTCGTTGCATTTGTGTTTTTTGGTAAGGAGATGTTTTTTAAAATCTTTTTTACTACACGTGTAATAGTGACAATACTCACACCGAATTGTATGGGGATTTTTGGGATTTTCGAGTTGTATTGTGGATAAAATGTCCATTTTATGTTTGTTACTATTAATGTGAGCATTAAATAATTTTTCATTTGAATATTTTACATCACATTTTTTGCAATAAAATGACTTTTTTTCGGTTCGTATCTTGGAGGTTGTTATATCATCTTTCAGTTTAGATAAAGGCTCAATACTATTTAGTGTAGCACCCAATAAAGTAAAATATTCTTGTTCTTTCACTCTAGCTTCATAACCATTTTTACATTTAAAAAAATTAAGTATCTCCATAGTCCAATTATCCCACCCACCGTTACTTCTTATCACTTGATATAACTTTAAATTATAACAAGGTGATTTACTATTCATACAACTTTGTTTATGATTATGTTTTCTTTGCACAAAATTAGTAGTGTGACCAACATACAAGTCTTTATTTTCGGGGTTATTACAATATATTCTATAAATAATTGTATTCGTATAGTCTATCGTTATCTTTGGCATAATCTTATATATATCTTATAATAATCTTATTTCTATATCCCTTTAAAAATAAATTTTATTACAACATAAAAAATCCCTAAACTATTGTCCAAAAAGTTGAAAAGTTATCGTAACAAAATTTTCATCTTAAAAAAGTGATTGTGAGCATTATGGTCTGAGTGACGAATGCGTCGTTTTTTTCAAATCTAAAAACTTTTTTTGGAAAATGGACATTTATTTTTGTCCATTTTGGATTTTTCCATTTTAGATTTGAAAAAAACGATTCACTTCACTTTCATCCCAGTACCAATAGGGCCTTCCTTTTTAAGTATCTTTGGAATATATTATATAATATATTCCAAACCAGCTTAAAGCCACCATCGCCAATACGACACAGTTATACGCCTTAAATATAATTTATTTACACCTTTTCTCATTTAAAACGCCCATTTTATTATCTTTTTTATTTTTAATATTTTATAAAACATCACAAATGCCTTCTTCTAATTCTTTTAATGCTTTCCAACCTAAAATATTATAAGCATTTTCTGGTGATTGTATTATATGTTTTACATCACCAGGTCTTTCATCAATGTATTCAATTGGACATTCAAAAAATTTTGCGGCATAGTTTAATGGAATACTTTTACCAGTACATAAATCAATTATACCACAATACTCATTAAACATGGATAATAAATTTCCATTTACAATATCACTTACGTGAGTATAATTTCTTGTTTGTGTGCCATCACCTGTAATTATAAGTTTTCCTAATTCTTTTTTCGACTTTCGTAATGCAGCAAATACATTTGGTGATGGTCCGGTTTCACTCTGTCTTTTGCCATATACATTTGAATATCTTAACGCTATTACAGACATATTATACATTTTATTATAAGATAATGCTAATCCTTCAAGTGCTTCTTTTGAAGTTCTGTATGGCGTTAAAAATGCGTATACAACATTTGATGATGATAATACAACTCGTTTAATATTTTTTTTTCTAGAAACTTCTAAAATATTTATAGTTCCAATTACATTTGTATTATAACATAAAAGTGGGTCTTCAATACACCACGGTGTTCTTGCTATTGCTGCAAAATGAAAAATTCCATCTATAATGTCATATTTATCTATAACATTTTTCAGTAACTCAAAATTAGTAATATCTACATTTTCAAATATTGCTTCTTTATTTAAGTTTTCAATATTTCCACTTAATAAATTATCAAGTACAATTACTTTGTATCCTAGAGAAACTAATTTATCCACCATATGAGAACCTATAAATCCGCAACCACCTGTTACAATAAATGTTTTATTATTATATTTCTTACTTAATAAATGATATAATGGTAAATTAATATTTTTAAGTGATGATCCAGAGTTACTTTTTTCATTATTAATATTTAAAATTGTATCTTTATTATATAAATGTTGATAACCATATCTCTTGTCTTTATCTGTTTGCGGTATATTTTGTTGTATTTGTAATTTTCTTTCCAATAAATTATCATTCATAGGATAATAACCAAGCCAAATAATATGTGCTTTAGATGTTGAAATGTTATTATTATTCGTGGTATGTCTTCCAATAGTATAATTTCCATTAGAAAAATTATGTATTTGTCGTGTAAATCTATCGTTATGAAAAACAACATCATCATTTAATAAATTACTAAATAATTCATAATTATTATTTATATTATATGAGTTCTTTGAATATGGACTTGTACATGTAATAGCATATGAAACTGGTTGTGTATTATCCATAAATAAATCTTTTATTGACTTTTCGATAAATAAAAATTCGGTAGTATTTAATACAATTTTTATTCCTTCTATAGTATTCTCAATATCCATAAATTCTTTATCAATTTCTTCAGCATCAAAATATTTATTTCTTGTTTTTAGAATTTTACATTCAGGACAAATGCTTTTACATATCTCAATAGAATTATCTGTGCTATTATAATCAATAACTATTATTTCATCAAACATATTTTTATGATGATTTAACCAAAAAGGTAACAAGTAATGTTCGTTAAAAATATTTGTTAATAATGTAGTTTTAATTATACTCATTTTTATAAGATATGTCTATATTTTAAAATATAAAATTTTACGCAATAATGGGCGTTTTAAATCTTCAAGGGTGTAAAACCAATTTTTCTATATGTATCATAGTATAATTGCGTAATCTGATAATTATCTGTATTATTTAATGTTAAAGCGGTATGTTTATTTATATCAAAATTTACATTTTTAGAGATGCATTTATATAAAATACATTTTGGGTTATTCAATAAATCTATACCATAATTTATATTATTTTGTATTTGTAAAATATCGACAATTTTTTCACATATAAATTGTATAATATAGTTTGTTGGATGATTCATAGAATAAAATAATAATTTTTCCTTATAATTTTGTTTAATATATTCATAAGTTGTTATAATATAAACATTATCATCTTCATACTTTTCTTTATTAGTTACATATCTTTTATGTAACTCATTCAAACTATTTTCAGCAATTGTTTCTAATTCTTCACTTGATTTTAAATCTAAATTATTTACAAAATTATTAATATAATACTCTTTGGAATACCCGCCTTGATAACATTCAATCATATTATTATAATGATAATCAATTGGTTGAGATAATATACCATTATCGGTTTTTTTATATGTTAAATCAAAATAATAAAAATCAAAATAACAACTATCGAATATTATTAATTTACATTCTGGTTTTTTATGTTGCTTAACATAAGATGTACATAAATAATCTACGCTTCTATAATTTTCATTCATATTTTGTGTTATGATTATATCACATTTATTTATTATATCAGTAAAATCTTGTTTACTTATATCCTCTCTATAACACGCAATGTGAATTATATTGTAACCATAACCAGGGGGTAGATTTAAAGTGTTTAATATAGCGTATAATTGACAATTGCCATAAAATAATATATTTGTTGTCATATATATTATTTTATTTATTTTTTCAATAAAAATAACGCATTTTAGGTTTATAAAGTTGTAAAGTAAGTATCTAGAAAATCATCAGAATAGTGATGGTCCATATATTTTGCGTTATTTGTAGTAGAACCATCTTTTACGATATTTTTTAGTTGCTCCTCATTTACTTTTACTGGTTTATTATATACCACGGGAGGAATAGATTTAATCTTTTCTTTCATTTGTTCATTTTTCATAAAGAATTTAGAAATGTCAAAATATTTCTCCATTTTAAGGGTATTTTCTATAATATAGTATAGTATATTATTATATACATAATTATTTTTATATTTATATTTATATTTATAATTATTATATTTAAAACATACTATTATGGTCAAAGCTAGAACTAAATCTAAAAATCGCAAAAATAATCGTACACGTAAGTTTCCCCCAATGATGCATAATATGTATGGCAAAGCAAATGTTTCCACTATGGCTATGAGAGCTGTATCCAATGATGGAAGTAATTGGCACATAGATACCGACATCGATGGTATAAGAAATCACGAAAATCTTACAAATTCCGATATTATGAATATTATGTCGCATCGGGCACACAAAGTCGACCTTCGCACACGTCTTCTACATAATCTAAAAGGCATAGATGTAGGCGTAAACAATTATAGACCGACAATACCCCAAATGTCCGAACTAGACCAGATTGGTATGTTTGGAGAAATAGATTATCCACATGTTCGCGTATATAGGAAGAATTGCCCTATAAGACCAATATCGACGAGGCCTGTAATGATGAATAATCTTTCGCCACTACACGAAGCTAGAATTATTCCCAAAAATGAAATAATACATCTTGAGCCACTTCATTCGCTACATTCTATGAAAACTGTAAAAAAGCATCGCACCAAGAGTAAAAAATCTCGCAAAAATCGTAAATAATTTATTAATAAAATAGAATATATATTATATAAACCTTGACATATAATATATATTAATAATGTCATCTCCATTTTTAGGACCATCGTGGAAAAGCGTCGGAGGATATCAGCGAACGTCTGTAGGAAATTATGCACGGTTTCCTTATCTTGTTAGCGAAATAGCGGTAATTGATAATATTTCATCGGGTGGGACAGGGAGTGGCGGTGGTTCCACAGGACCTCAAGGACCTGCAGGGCCTACGGGTTCTACGGGGGCTACGGGACCTGCAGGAGCAACCGGAGCTGCAGGAGCAACTGGGGCTGCAGGTCCTACTGGGGCTACGGGTCCTGTGGGTTCTACTGGGGCTACGGGTCCAGCGGGTTCTATTGGCACCCTTACACCAATCGATGCTGCTACTAATAATACCTTAAGTTATAACACAATCACCAATACAGTCGCATATACAACAGGTACCTCAATTTCAATATTCCCAGACACAAATACTCGTGATGCGGCATTTCCTGATATTATTACATCACCACCTTTTCTTGGTCAATTTTGTTTTATTACAGATACATCACGATTACAATTCTATAATTCTGGTTGGAATACATACTTAGGACCCACTCCAACGCCACCATTGAATATTAGTAGTGAATTTATATTAGACACAAATTATGAAATCACATATGTCAATAGTTCTAATCATATTATTACTACTCCTAATCTTGATGGATTCACTATTTATAGATTTTACCCTACCACAACTACATCAGGAACTTACACTTCACCAAGAAATTTATCTATTACTTATTTGGTTGTTGCTGGTGGAGGAGGAGGTGGTATGTCGAATACCGATAATAACAATGGATTGGGGGGTGGTGGTGGTGCTGGTGGTCTTTTAACTGGAGCAGCATCCATCGCTTCTGGCGTTACTTATTCATTATCAGTTGGAGGGGGTGGAGCGGGACAAACACAGGATCAGGATCAGGGAGGTGGGAATGGTAATAATAGTTCATTAGATGTCGCAAGCGTTCCGCTTACTGCTATTACTGCTATTACTGCTATCGGAGGAGGAGGAGGAGGTGAGTGTAATAATAATGGTATAAGCGGAGGTAGTGGTGGTGGTGCTGGTGGTGCTAATTTAGATGTTGCTAGTTATAATTACCTAGGAGGCTCAGGAACATCAGGTCAAGGGACAGCGGGTCAGGATATGAATTCAAATCAATATAATACTTATAATTATGGTGGTGGTGGTGGCGGTGCATCTCAAGATGGAACTAATGGAGGGAATGGATTTACTTCTACTATTACTGGAATTTCGACGGTTTATGCTGGTGGCGGTGGTGGCGGTAGTGATGGTAATAATAGTTGGTCAGATGGCGGTAGCGGTGGCGGTGGTAATGGTGGTATTCAAAGTAATAATAATAATTATATTTCTGCCACTGCAGGAATAAATGGCTTAGGAGGAGGTGGAGGTGGTGGTGGTGGTTATGTTACCCCCTCCGAAAATGGCGCAGCTGGTGGTAGTGGTGTCATAATAATTAGGATACATTCTTATTCTTATTCTTAATCTCAAATTTATATCGTATCCATTAACGACAAAAAGATATGGAGCCGGGGAAGGGGGTAGGGGCGATATGCAGTCTTAAGAATTATAACAGAAAAGCAAGCAATAGAACTTGATTCATTATTTTTAGATTTAATTCACTTACAATGTAACACTTGATTGAGATAAATGCTTTAATTCATATATAATAAAAACACATAAAATTGATATATAAATACAACTCGTATGTATATATCAAGAGCCGCAAAAACTAAAATGGAAACCACACCCACAGCACTCCAAGACCCCCAAGCACCCGACACCGACCATCTCGCACGCCTCAATGCCCACCCACGCGACAAGCGTATCACATTTGACCCCATCCCACACACATATACTATCGACGGCGATGCCTCCATCAAATACACCTCTGTGACAACGTGGAATCACGCCCATTTTGAGGAGTTCGACGCCGACGCCATTATCGCGTCAATGATGCGCTCCAAAAAATGGACTGAAAGCAAATACTATGGACAAACGCCTGACCAAATCAAGGCGGGATGGGACAAGAATCGCGATGAAGCAGCTGCGGCAGGGACAGCGATGCACTACGACATCGAGTGCTTCTACAATGATTGCCCTCGCAATAATGACAGCATTGAATATCAGTATTTCAAACAATTTGTAGAGGATTATCCGAACCTGGAGCCGTATAGGACGGAATGGACGGTATTCCACGAAGAACTGCGCATTTCTGGCTCTATAGATATGGTATTCCGAAACAAAGAAGACGGCACACTAAGTATTTATGATTGGAAAAGATGCCGCGAAATAAAGAAAACAGATAGAAAATGTTCGAAGAATCCCGTAATCGAACATATTCCAGATACAAACTTCTGGCATTATTGTCTACAACTGAATACATACAAGGCAATCCTGGAGAGCAAATATGGGGCAACAATTCGGGATATGTATTTGGTATGCTTACACCCCGAGAATACGAATAAATCCTATCAGCGAATTAAAGTCCTGGACCTTAGCGACGATATTAACCGGTTATTCGCCCAGAGAATGATGAAGCTGGTGAAAGAAAAAACGGATTAGGTTTGGTATAACCTCTATTAATATAAACAACATATAATTTAATTTATATATATGTATTTGTTTATATATTTGTATTTGTATATATATATATATATTATAAACCATTTTTTTAAAACAAATTTCCATAATATAATGTCACACGCAACTAGATATAGTTTTGATATTTCGCCCATACGAAGGTCAATACCACGTCTGCAAAAAGTCGACAATAGCAACCCATTTGTAATATTTACAACCGGGCCAACCGGTTCAGGGAAATCGGGATTAGTTAGAAAAACAATCCAACGCTTGTACCCTTCAATTCCTGTTCCGGATTATGAATCTTTTATATTGGACGACCTAATTGAAAAAAACGATACGTATAAACAATTGATAAACGACATTTTAGATAAATATGATTGTAGAACATCTATAGATGTAGGTTCTCGGTGTGATATACAAAACCCAAGTCGTGAATTACTGAAGGAAATAAATGACGCATATTGGAAAATTAGACACTATAAAGGTTTTTGTGGCGTCGTGAATGAATCTTGCGATGATTTGTTTAATAACCAATGGAAACGCGCCATAACAGAAGGTAAAAATATAGTAATAGAAACTACTGGTAGATTAATTCCTTGGTGGTTTATTAAAGACTTTAGCGCATTAAGCGGTAAGCAATATAATATTATTTTTACTTATGCAATAGCAAGTTTTGATATATTAATACAACGAAATATTGACAGAGCTATGACAAATATCAAACAATTTATAGACGACGGTAGTCGCAATGCGCCACGACTACCAGATATTTCTAGAACTACTTTTAAATCAGCAACGGATACAATAATGAAAACATTAATTACTTTAAGAAATGTGTGTTTAAGATTAGGTAAACCCAATGATTTAAAATGTGGAAATGACGAACAAAACCCGCCACATCCAACAAATTTAATAAATAGTAAAGGAAAATATGTACTATTAATTTTCGATAATAATAATCGGTCAAAGTTGATTTATGATAGTAGAAGTAGACACGATAGTTTGATGACTAACGGAGAATTTGTGACATTATTATCCAGATTCGCATTAAATACTGAAAAAGAAGGCGGTGGTACAAAAATCAAACCCAAATCTGTTAAAAGAAGCAGAACATTAAAAAAGGGTATGCGCGGTTTGCGAAGAAGCAGTCGATGCTGTCGACACACCTCTAGAAAATATTAACGATGACGGCGCTTCGTCTTTCTACCAACACGGCGACCCTTGCGGGTTTTACATTTAGCCACCACGCGCCTATGCTTATGCCCACGCCTACGCCTAGTCCTGCCCCCACCGCCACCACCACTTTCGCTTCGAGCGCCTTCAATATCTTCTTGTAAAGTAGTAGCACCAGTGAGATCGGTAATACCTATCCAAGTAATTTGCTTCGGCATACTTTGAAGAACAGGGGTAAAATCTATACCTTGGGCAGCGGATAATGCGGCTTGGCCGGCTAAGGCACGTGACCAATCACACGTTTCACCGAGTGATCGCGACGTCAATACGCCCTCATCTCTTGAAAAAATCATAACAGAGTAATTGGGAAACATTAAGAACTCATCTTCGGTTGCTACATCAGAAACGATACGCAAAGATGGGAGGGCTATGCGTCCGTGGCGTGGTTCGAATACCATTATGTGTGGATGCTTAGTTGTTGCTTTAGGGACGGAGAATACACAAGCGATATCGAGTTTTGTTGTAAAACTGGAGAATCCGAGAGACATATAGCTGTGTAGTCTATTGGAAGTGTCGGATTGTGACCGTATTTCAGGGGGTTGCCACAAAGCCGTGCTGAGCGTTTCACCAACACCTAGACCTCTATATAATCGAACGGTGGGTTTCGAACGTGGATAATTTCTGAATTGTGCTGGAACAGGGATAATAAGTTTATGTAAACCTGAAAGAAAGAGGTAAAACCATACATTAAATATTTTTTTATCATCATCATATGGTGTGGCATTAACGTGAATATCGCGTCTAGAAGCATCTATCTGTAATAGTGTGCGATTTAATGCGTGAAAAAATGAAGTGCCGGGTGTATCTTTGGTGTATAAATTTGAGGCAAAAAATTGTAAGGGCGATATTTTAGAATGCTGGGAGCGAAGATAAGCTCTTTGTGGTGGGGTCAATTGACCAATTTGAGTACCAGTGTGCATCATGCGATTCATAGCAGGAACTAGAAGTGTATCCTGGAATCTTACCCAAGACGTGACCCGAAATTGCGACTTTTGTGCTTCGGACATAGGAGCCACGACGGTTCTAAAATCGCCTCCATATACGTAGTCGTCGATTTCGGAACTTACATCGACCAAATCCATAGCTCGAACACCTCTATATTGAAACACACTCAAAACCGCGTCCTGAACCGGTCTATCGCCCAAATCAGTGCCGTCTAACATAACAAATGGGAGCGGGATAGCGGAGCGAGGGGGGCGAGTCGAACGCCGACGCATCGAAGCAGAAACAGGCATATGAGGTATAGGAGGTATAGGAGGTATAGGAGGTATAGGAGGTATCGCGGGACCACCGTGAGCTACAGGGGATGGTGACGGGGAACGCCTGCTTCCACGACTTCGTGGAGATGGTGAATGAGCAGGGCTGTGAGGCATTGATATATGAGAACGCACCATAAAGTAAGGTACAGCGGGAACATTGTATTCTTCAAGGGGTTCAAGCGGTTCCAGCTCTTCGGGTGGTATATCTGGCACAACAAAAGGCGCAATAGGTTGACGTGTTAAAAAAAATGGCGAAGCAGGGGATAATGATGAAGACCGTCTACGACGAGGCGATGATGACCTACTACGAGGGGACGACATATAATATATAATATATAATATGGATTTATTAAAAATTACAAGAACTATATGAAATATAGTCTAAATATTATAATAAAAATAATATAGAGATTACGCATCATGTATATTTAACCACCTCAATAAAGAGTATATAACGTGCAATGAATTTTACAAATATTACATTTACTGGTATCCCGGAACAGAAAATAAATATGGACTATACGTGGGATGAGATTATTACTTATTATTATTATTTATTTTTGTATGTATTTGGTTCTAGCTCATACATATATATTTTAGTATGGATACAAAATAAGTTAATAGAACGGGATTTTTCTTATGTTAGTGATTCAGAATCAGATTCGGATTCTGATTCGGATAGAGAAGATGAAACAAAAAACATCCCATATGAAAATGAGATGTTTGAGGAGTATGATAATTTAGAAGATAGAGAATTGACGGAGGATTATGTGAAAGATTTATCATTGAATACAATAACGGAAACAACACCACGTGGAGATGTGCTCATGTATTATGATTCAGATTTAGAATCGTTTATATACTATTCGAAAACAAAAGAAATTCCATATAAATATTTAGAAACAGTGGCGAGAAAATACGTTATTAATTATGATTGTAAAAAGATTTACATTGATATAAGAAAGGAATACGAGAAGGGGGTAAACAAGTATAATGAAATTAAAGAAAAGGAAAAGACATACACAGAACAAAAAGATACAGAGCCTACAGGTGATAACAAGAAGAGACAACTATTTGTGAAACTGAAATCGTATAATCGTAAAGCAGAAGTAAACAGCAAATTTAAGGATAAGATATATATTTTAAGAGAGCATTCGAATCGGTACTCCTATCGCGGGAAGATAGAAGAATATAAAGAGGCAGTATCATCTGAATGTGACAACACAAATGACACAAATGACACAGATAATACGGAGTCAGCTATTAATAAAAAAAAAATGGATTTTTCTGCATTTAAGAAATTTAAAAGTTTGTAATGTATTTGTATGTGTATGTAATGAAGGATAAGATTCAATGAATTTAATTTTATTATTATTATATTATAAGTAATAAATAATAATAATAATAACAATCAATAAATAATAATGGCAGATAGTAGACTAAACCCACCACCACCACCGCAAACGCTACCACCACCACCACCACCACCGCAAACGCTACCACCACCACCACCACCACCACCACCGCCACCACCACCGCCGCCGCCTCCGCCGCCGCCAAAATCGCAATCGCCTCAGACTACTCAAGAACTAATAGAACAGGGGAGTAAGCTGAAGAGTAAAGAAGATAGTGATAGACGAGAGTTAGCAAGAACAGGAGCAGCAGAATCGAAGGCAGCAGCGGAAGCAACGGCAGCAGCAGAAGCAACGGCAGCAGCAGAAGCAAAGACAGCAGCGGAAGCTAAAGCAGCAGCGGAATCGAAGACAGCAGCAGAAGCGAAGGCGGCGGCAGCAGCAAATGCAGCAGCTAAAAAACGACAACGACAACGACAACGACAACAACAACAACAACGACAAGGACACCAACCACAACAACAACGACAACAACAAGGACAAATGGGAAACCAATTATCATCTCAAGGAGGAATGATGGGAATGATGGGAGTTCCAATGGCTACAATGAATACAAATAACGTAGATTTAAATTTTTTGAAACACAAATTAATACAAGAATTGAGCGCATATAACATAATTGATGATAAGGATATGATTATAAGTATAATAAGAAACTCAGATTATATAAAAGAATTAAGAAAAAGTCTACATCAACCAACTATATTTCAATCAGGTATTCAAGATTTTATAGATGGAATTCAAGATAAAATTTTAAGATTCCCTGAAAAATGGAAAACCGAATTTACACAAACAGAAAATACGGCTACTTTAAATGAACTATTTCACGATATGTTAAAAAAATTCAAAACATCCGTAGGCGAAGGAGGTGAAATGAATTCTAATGACTTATATAGTTTATATCAAATAAGCAATAATGCAAAAAATTGTGGTTCTTCGCCCCCACCACCTCCACAGCATCAAAGCAGTAGTAAAACTAAAGGACCGTCGATATTTCATAAATTAAAAAAAAAATTTACTCATAAAAATAAGTCAGGTAATCCTGCAAGTCCAGCAGGAACCGCAGGACCAGCAGGACCAGGAGGACCAGCAAAACCATCGTTATTTAGTAAAATGACACGTAAAAAAGAAAAAACGCCTGAACAACTAGCAGCAGCAGCAACAAAAGCAGCAGAAAGACAATCCAAGAAAGAAGCAGCGGCAGCAGCGGCAGCAACAAAAGCAGCAGAAAGACAATCCAAGAAAGAAGCAGCTGCAGCAGCAGAAGCAGCAGCCCCACGCAAAACAGTAAAAGAAAGAGCCTCAAATGTCCTAAAAAACACAGGCGCGGCAATTTCAAGCGGTATAGCAAATGTAATGATAGCACCGGCAAGGGCAAAAGCCGCATTTAAAAGGGGTGTTGACAACCTTACAGATAGTATTGCAACAAAATTGTTAGCTAGTGGTCAAGCCAGGCAGATGCGCGGTGGCGGCGACAGAAGCGCATCACATCATCGTACAAGATATATAAGCGATATTAAAAATAATCGTAGAAGATTATATGATAGAGAAAAAGAAATCATACAAAGTATTCGCAATTTCGAAAATAGTGATATGCATAAATCTAGACACAATAAAACGAGAAAATTGCGAAATATATTGATGCGGCGATGAATATATTAGAATATATAGCCATTATTAGCCATTCTTCGAAATCGATATAAAAACTATAATATAATATATAATAATTAAACTAGTATATATTATACAGAACAACCAACCGACCAAAATGTGGACGTGGAAAAAGAATAACGATGAACGCGTACGACGCAAAATCGTAAAAATTCATAACAAATATTATGACGTCACAAATTTCGCCCATCCTGGTGGACCGATGGCGATTATGGCCGCGAATCGTCGCGATGCCACTGCATTATTTGAATCACATCACCCCTTTAGTGATCGCGGTACGATGGATAACATTCTTAAAAAATACGAGATGCACGAAGAACGGGAGAAATGCGAAAAATACCTGCTCCCTGGCGAAAATGAAAACGGTGACAATAACTTATTCAATTGGGAAGAAACACTTAACAGCGAGTTTACGCTTGAATTGCGCGACAAAGTAAAGAAGCATTTTAAATACCAGGCGGAAGAACGCGGTGTATCATTAATCGAAGCCACGAAGGCGACGCCACAACGATGGTGTGAATGGGGCGCAATGGCGAGCGCAACAATGTGGTCATTTTATACAATGCTATATTCGCAAAGTATATTCTGGAGCTGGTTAAATGTCCTTCTATGCCCGGCGATATACTGGATGTCGGGGGCAATGTTTCACGATGGAAGTCATTTTGCAGTATCGCGAGACTGGCGCATAAATTGGGGTATACAATATATGTATCGTGTTATATCAAGTCCATATGACTGGCTACACGAACATATAATAGGACATCATCCATATACAAATATACAAAATAAAGATCCTGACTTAAATCATTCGGGTGATATAAGATATACTGAGCATATAAAATGGAATACCAAATTTATAAAACAAGAAAAGATATTTTTTATATTATCAACATTTATGTTAATAGTTTTTAATATAAAAAATTCCGTTTCCCTTATTATCACGCAAAAATATAACAACATCCTATATAAGATTCCTAATGATGTGAAATATAGTATATTACGATTGTGTGATATTCTTTTATATATGTATGTATTTTTCATATTACCTTTTAAAATATGGTCTTCATTTTATGCTATAAAACACGTAATAATTCCATATTTATTATTATCATTTATATTTAATATTAACGCTTCTGTGAATCATTTTCATAAAGACAGCATAAAAGGCCAAAATAAAAATTGGTATATTCATCAGGTGACAACATCAAATAATTTTGGAACTCATTGGCCGCACTATTATACATCGATTGGGTTAAATTATCAAATCGAGCATCATTTATTCCCCACCGTAAATCACTGCCATTTGCGCGATATTCAACCGATAGTAAAAAAGTTGTGCGCGAAGCACGGAATCCCATACCATCATACAAGCGGATACAAAGAGGCGATTATGGGAGTATATGAACATTTGCGCGAAATGGGTCGCGAACCGGCTCCCACCGTCGAACTGCGTGAGACACCGGAGATACCCGACACACCGAAGACACCGCTAGAGATACAGGAGAATGCCTCGAATTAGGAAGCCTAACGTCTAGCGTCTAGCATCCCTCCAGCGAATAAAACCAGAACTCCGTTTCATATCAAAAGACGGTCCAAGATGATCCTTCGCGATGGCGAGACCTTGTAGCTCGAATGCGTTCAAGGTGTCAATGTATTCTTTTATTAGGATGGGTATGGAAGGTATTGTAGAAGAAGAGGAAACAGACATACAAGTGGAAGGAAGAATGGTAACAGAAGAGGCATTGGGCATATATTTTGCGTTTGTAAATAGGGCTTTGGTTCTTGATATAATAATATAAAACATATTATTATATCAATTTTGTGAAATTATAAATAAAATATTAATATTTTATATATATAATAATGAAATCACTTATTACTAATACGAAATGGTACAAGAATTTTACAAAAGGATTTATAGATACATCATCACAACCTAACTCTCATAAAAAAAAGATGCCACTAAAACAGGATATTTTGATTCGAGGAAATAAAATAATAGATATTGGATATGTAACAACAATTTATTTTATTTTTGGAGCTATCGTTGCTAACACATTAACAAACTTACAGACAAAATTTAATAGCGAGGAAGAAGATAAAAAAACGTTGATTCATTGTTCTTTATCTTTAATATTTATGGTCTGGGTAAATGGTGTTTTAATTTATATTGCTAGAAATTTAATTGAATTGATACCATATCCATTTGATAATATATTTGGTTTTCAACATAACAAGATAAAAGAGATTGGAAAAGCAACCGCTTTTACTTTTGTATTATTGTATTTTCAGCCTAATTTAATTAATAAAATGAGATATTTAGTTATAAGATGGGAAAATACATTCTCTGGTCGCTCACTAATAGATGGTATTAAATTATTATCAAAACCGGCACCTGTTCCTACGAATTCAGTTACATTAGTAGACAACCAAAATAGTAAAAATACAAACAATAGTAATAATAAAGTAGCGAATAATAAGCAAGTGAATAATAACAAATAGTAAAAAATAGTAACAAAACTATTTAAGAGCGGATTGGTTCATAATGGCCGCCATTCCAATAAATTTGTATTGTCTTATCATACGCGGAACACACGGGCAAAAATTCAATATCAGGGGAACCTAGATTGCGATGATTATTAACGAGTACACGAAAATTCCATATATTACAAGCGGCTTGTATCTCAATAGCGCCACCCCACGTAGACATTAAACGCATACTTTCAATATATTTTGAAGGCACAGGATTTTCAAAAGATAAAATAGTTTGGGTATCTAAACCATCCATAATCGGTTTATTTTCTTGTAAGTAATTACATATTTTCTGACGTACTTCAAAGGTACCTTCGCCTATAAAATAGTTCAAGCTATTAAATAAACAACTCATAATATTGTGTTTGTATATATTGTATATATTGTATATTGTATATTGTATTATATGAAGAAAAAAACAAATAAGGTCGTTGCTTAATTTAACACTAGATTTATGCATCTTTTTTATGAAAGTCGCAGGCAATAACAAGTTTTTTCCCTTTTTTTACCCATTGCCACATCACATAAAAACCTAATTTTTTAGAAGCGGTTTCCATTTTTTTTGCTGTATACTCATTGTCGACATAGATTGTAAATAAGAACATATTATATATTATGTATTATATATTATGTATTATATCAAGAAAAAAAGCAAATAAGGTCGTTACTCAATTTAACATTAGAGTTCTGCATCATTTTAGTTATTGACGTGTCTATAGTGAAGCCATTTGTTACTAAAAATGAAAACAGGGTTGGAATATCGTCAATACACATAAGGTGTGTTTTATCCTGAAGACTTGTAATAAGAAGATTACAGCATTGTGCCATATTACCACACCCACCAGAACAACCACCGCTGCCACCGCCTCCACCACTGCATCCAGAAAAAGCACTATTTACTTGAAATGGTGATAAACGAATAGGACCAACACGTTTAATAATTTGGTTAAGAGGAGAATCAGGAGGTGGTGCACGGTTTATTTTAATTACCTTTTTATAACACTGTGTATTGTTATCATAAAACGGAATAGATACCAGAGAATACATTTTGACTTGATTTACAATAAGACAATATATAATATTTTATATTATAAAATAAATTATGATATAAAAATAGTTGGGGTTTATTTAACGACGATGATTAACCACAGGCTTCTTGCGAAATGATTCCTGGGCTCCCATTCCAGAACCACTGCAAGTACCTGTTGAGCATCCACCAGCATTATTTTGACGTGAAGGAGGAACATTGGGCATAGCAGATGAACGCATATTCAAAAAGTACATTATCACTCTATAAAGTATATAAGCGATAGCTACATAGACAACGAGTATAAACAAACTAGATAAGAAACTAGAGCCGGAACCCATATTACACTTAGCAAGCTTGCTTGACATTTTAGACATTTTAGCCATTTCTGTGTTATTTATATAAATATACAAATATTTATTTTTATTTTTCTAAATATGATAATAACATATTAATTAAAACATAATTCAATATTAATTCAATATTAATTCAATATTAATTCAAGAATAAAAAACAATGATAACATATATAAGTAAATAATAACAATAATAGTAATAATAAAAAGTAAATGAGTATTCAAACGAAATTAATAAACCAAGGAGGATTTGGGTGCGTGTTTTATCCGGCAATAGAATGTAATGGAACCTTAAATAAGTCTACTAAATATGCTTCAAAACTATTAAAGAAAGATAGTAGAACAGAACACGAATATAATATAGGAAAAATGGTAAAAAAAATAGAGTTATATGAGTATTATTACGCGCCGGTTATTAGTATGTGTGATGTTGACATGGCTAAAATAGACAAACGTGAAAAGGATATGTGTCGAATAATAAGGAATAATAGGTACGGCGAACACGCCAATTTCGCTATTATGAAAATACCATTTATTAAGAATATAGATATTTCTACATTCCTTACACGACCTGGTGTCGACAAAAAGGAAGTTTTGACATATATCCTGGATTCATATACATTCCTGTTAAATAATATAAGAATTTTAAACATAAATGGCATAATACACTATGACCTAAAGGCGCCAAATATCTTAATAGAGGAAAAAACGAAAACGCCAATTATTATTGATTTCGGTTTATCTATACCTATATCCGATATTCGCCCGGATAATTATGAAACATTATTTTATTCATATAGTCCTAATTATTATGTATGGCCTATCGACGTTCATATCATATGTTATGTTGTAAATGTAAACCCTGTTATAACATCCGATAAACTCGATGAACTAATCAGCGAATATATAAAAAGCAATTCAGCGCTCAGAATATTTTCTGAAAAGTTTGTCAGTAAATTTAAAGCTATGGCAATACGAACGTATAGTAAATACATAGGAATGCCTAAAGATAGTATCATTAAAGAATTAGTAAAAAACTGTAACACGTGGGACAACTATGCATTAAGTGTAATGTTCTTAAATATGATAGGGTTTATATCCGGAGATGGATTCACGGATAATAAACTGATAGTCGAATTTTCAAAGTTATTATTAACAAATTTTCATCCGGATGGGAAGAAGCGTTTAAGCTTTGAAGAAACAAAGAAACGATATGATGAGCTATTTTCGTTAAACGAAACATTAGGTGGGTACAAGAGACTATTATTTAATTTCAATGATAAGAAATTCCACGATAAAACAATAAAAGAGACAAAACAACAGGATAAATTGACACCTGTTGATATGAAAAATAATAAATAAAAAATAAAATAAATTTATTTGCCGCCTACGTGAGATGCGGTACCAGCTACTCCGCTTGCTTTACTAAACATTCCACCTGCAGCGGGTACAGGACCGGTACCTCCTCTACGATGTCTGTGATGGGATTTCTTATGTCTGCGAGTATGCTTGCGAGCCTTAGTTCCCTTGCGGCCACGGCTGCGCCTATGATGGGCGCGCTTTGTTTTACCAACAACATCGTCAACTGCATTGGTAGAATCTTTCTTTACAGACTTCCAAGTCTTTGAAGCTTCTTTCAAAACTTCCTTAAGGTGGGTGCCCTTTTCCATACGGGCCATAGTGTGTTTGATGTGCTCTCTCCAGGTAATAGCCATTTATTGTATATACTTATAAGAAGAAAAAAATATATTACAGGAAAGAATAATTATTTCTAAAGAATATACTATCAAAATATAAAGCTAAAATCTAAAGCTGAAATATAATAAAATGAAACAATATAAAACTTATAGCATATATTTAATAAGTTCATAGTTTATTTGTTAACGCAGGTGTTATTTACATAACATCAAAATGGTAAAAAACGAAGCAGGTGGTTGTAAAGGTAAAAAAGTAGCAAGAAAGCATACTACAAAAGGCAAAAATGAGCTAAGATTGTCATCATCGACAGATGAAAAATACGCAATTGTGAAAAAAGTTCTTGGCAATACTTGCGATGTCATTTGTGACGACGGAAAGGAACGCAGATGTATTATTCGTGGAAAATTCACAGGCAGGAATAAAAGGGATAATATGTTAGACAATGGTACTTATATATTGGTGGGATTGAGGGAATGGAATATTGAAGATAAGGCAGGAGGTATGGGAGGTGGTGGCGGCGGTGGAAACAACAAAGGTATTCGATATTGTGACTTACTAGAGGTATATAACTCGATGGAAAGAGATATATTACGTAGGACTCATAGTGTGTTTAGTACACTAAAGGATGAGAGCGGAAATAAGTATGATGAAGCCGATAGTTCAATAATGTTTGTAGACGATAATACACTAAAGTATCAAAATATGATTAAACAGATGGAGAAAAAAAGTGGTGGTGGTGGTGGTGGTGGTGGTGGGAGTGCAGGGAGCGGTGAGAGCGGTGAGAGCAGTCATAGTGATGAGAGCGATGATTGTAAAGAACAAACCATAGTTATTACTACAAGTGTAAAACACGTTGGTAAAGGCGTTATTGAACAATCTTTCGATATAAGCGAGGACGATGATGATGATGATGTTGATGCTGCAGATGAAGATTACAGTGAGGGTAGTGATGCTAAAGCCACAAGCAATCAAGTAGCGGATATTAAATATAAAGTTCAACTCGAGACGTCGGTATCATATCATAAGAAAAAAGTAGCATATCATCAAGAGTCCGAGATTAATGTAAATGATATTTAATATATGTAATAGGGCGTTGCTACATCTTCTTCATTCCACACGTTACTGTTCCTCTAAGCTGCGACGGATTGCCTCGTCGATTTCTTCTTGTTCGTGGTTTGAAATATAATCGTGGTTATTGTAGTTGTTGTTGATGTTGTTGTAGTAACGATTGTTGACAACTTCGTAGTCTTCGGCTTGGTTGGCACGTTCAGCTTCATCGTATTCATTGTTATTAATAATCGGTTGGTTAATAACATTACCGAAGTAGTAATTATTATTAATATATTGAGGGCGCTCATCATCGGGGTGGGCGACCGGTTCAGCGGCAGCGGCAGCAGGAGGAGCGTTGCGAGCAACCGGCCATCGCGAAGCTACACGTGCACCTCCTGATGCACGTGCAATATTGTCAATCATATTTCTGCGACTCTGAATGAGTTGGTTGATAGGAACGGAAATAGACTGACGTGAAGCGTAAGCATTGGCATATACGGCGCGAATAGGATCCTCGCGATGTGACCGGTTTTGAATACTATCTACTAGACGTGCGGCGATATTGTTTTCATTGATTCGAGGCACATCTTCTGGTTCGATGCGTTCATCCTCCGCGAGTGCGACAGCAGCTTCACCTCCTCCTCCACTTACTGCATCATCATCATCTGCATCATTTGAATAAAGCGGGCGACAAACAACCTCCTTTGATGAAAGCGAAAACCGACACATAGGACACTCGGCCTTTTCGATAGTAAGCCATTTTTCAATTGCACCGGCTTTGAATGCGTGGTTACATGGCAGAATTTTGATAGGTTCACCTTCTTCGAAATCCTCCTGCCATATTCCACAGACGGTGTTGATTTTCCACTTTTCGACCATTTCAGCAGTAAATATTTTTTCAGAGATTTCGGCCATTCCTTTTTCATCAACGACATTTTTGACAGGGAGACTATCATAAAGAGAATTCGCCAGAATTGACGCGATTCCATCTATATCAATATCTGCACCACCGACACCCGCACCACCAAGCTGGATGGGTCTTAAAGGGATTCCAGAAGCATATAAGTAGTCCAATATGTTGGCGCGCGCGAGTGGAAGGTACACAGAAGCCATTGCGATATCTTCGAGACTGGGGCGTGGATAATCGTTGTTGTTGTGGTTATTATTGTCGTCATCACTGAGATGGTTGTCCTCTTCACGGTTATGTTCTTGATTCATTGTTAGAGTTATGTATGTATATTTGTTGATAAGATTTCTTTTCAGTCTACTATTCATTGTACGCATATTTCTACTTCAATTTTCTGAAGTAGAAATATAATTCTAAATTTACATCAAATCAATAAAAGTCATTATTTACGATTCTTGATTCTCGATTTCATAACCTTTGATAATTCACCGCTACTCATTCCACTTAATACAACGACTGTGAGAATCATTAACACGATATTAATAGCATACAGAATAAGAATAAAGGAAGAATAATAATACAGGAATGTGCGCCTCCATTCGCTAGTACATTGTCGGCACTGAGATATATTCATCTTACCGATAAAGCGGTAAAGAAATATAATATTTGCAACATTTATGACAACTAAAATAAATATAGCCCAGTGATTTGACATAAAGAATTCTCTTGCTTGATTTGGAAATAATGCTACAAATAAAACCTCCACCATAATAACAGTTGTCAATATTGTAACATACTGGGTCTCGGGAATATTGGTACAATATCCACACTTGACTTTCATAGCAGAAATATATGTCAAAATAATTGCTAAAATAGAAACATTAACAATAGTCGTAACAGGATGTGCTATCATTTTACGCGATTTATTTATATAATAACCAAATATTTTAATTTGTTATTATAAAGCCTCGTTATAAAACCGCGAAAATAGTATTCATAAACATACTCATACTCGTAAAACAACACTATTAAAAGCTGCCTCAAATGCAGTATATCTACTATTGCTCAATGTTTCTATAAATGATCTCCACGGTGTATATTGTCGAAGACCGTCAATACCCTTATCGCAAAAGACATTTAATAGCGCAGGACTAAATCCAGACATCATAGATACATTTGCGTCTGTTGAAATAGCCGGAAATCCGGTCGTTTTACGCAAATTCCAGAAAATAATATGAGGCGGATGAATCGGTTCTCCATATAGTCGTTCCCCCATTTTTGAAAACATCAGTTTAATATTTTCAAACATAGCATTTCTCTTATATGTTCCGCTCATCTCGGAAGACGAATTATTTACTTGCATATCCGAAAAAATAACAATTGCTAAATCCTCGGCAACTTCACGCGGCAATTTATTTTCCTCGATTCCCTGGCGTATCAAGTCAATCGCAGCATAAAAATTCGTCGTCATTCCCCAATGTGCGCGCCGTACTTTCGCCACCTGTTTTACAAATGTATCCGAATCCTCCGTCCCGAGCTGGATCCACGACGGCACCTCCGAAAAAGTCATAACACGAGGCCCAAGAGCCGATTTTTCAGCCACGCGAATACTCAACCCAATCGCCGAATAAAGTGGATTACTATTATCCTCGGTCATCGACCCTGATACATCACACATTGTAACAATCTTTGTAAGATTGCCTGTCTGTCTAGCATTATCCTTCCATTGTTCGTTAATCGTCGCAACCAAGGGTGAATCCGCAGCCACGCCCTTATCCGTGACGTCAATCGCACTTTTTACAAAATCAATTATAGAAACACGTGCGCCCTTAATCTTTTTATCGCCCATCGCCACATCTCTCATATATTGGTCGTAGTTTAGACTACATTCGTTGCGGTCGCCGTCTTCTTCGTAACGAGACGTCTTGCCATCTTGTTTTACGTTAAGAAAAGACTTCGATTGCTTGTTCATCGTAATACTTGTAACATTATTGAAATCGATTTCCGCCCATCTATGGTCACATTGTTTAATTTGTGTGGTATCAAGACGTCTGTTAATTTCGGAGATGAGTTTGCGATATATCATAAATGCTCGTGTAACAGCGCGTTCATACGAAGGATGCGTATAGTCACTTGGAATTTGGTGTTGCGAATAGTTCATCGCCAAATAATAGTACATCCAGCCGAATTTTTTCGATTTCTCGCGCGGAATCCATCTCGCCACCAATGAAAACGATGAACCCGACTGAGCTAGAGTCGTTGAGTCAATGCGCAGTTGTTCGTTTATAAGTACCACGATTCTATTAACGAGCTGAGAATATAGAGCATTATTTGCCGACATTTTTTCTCTATCATTCCAAATCGTCTTATCGTCAATCAAAATGTTCTTCATAAATGTCAAAAAATATTTCATATCTTTCCAGGAACCAAGTGGGTGCGCGTGGTTATCCTTGTCCTCGCCACCACCGGTCCAATCATATACTAAAGATTTAATCACGAAATCAAAAAACAAAATATCGATTTTTGCCCACTCTAATAACATCACATAGAACAACATATATTCACCCTTGCCCGACACGATATCTCTCGTATGTGCTAACAACTTAAACATAATAACGCCCATATTTATATAACTACCTCGCTCTTCTTCGGTGATATTAGAATCAGTTGCGCGAATAGCAGACATAATAAAATGTAAAATCTCGCGCGTTTCTGTGGCAACGGATTGTAGTTTACCTTCGTCATTTGTCCTTACCAACTGAAACTGAAACTGCAAAATTCTCTCCTGTAAATTTTCTACACTGACTTTCACTTTCTTATATTCTATGTGGTTATTTTCGCCGTACTGGTATGTAGAAGGGATAGTTGAATTATTGGTAGATGATATAAAAATAGTATCGATTGCTGAAATAAATGATTTTTTTGACGATGGTGATGGCGTTGGCGATGGCAAAGGCATATGATGAGATGACATTATATAAAGCTGTGCTATTTTTACACAAGGGCGCGAAGGAGGAACGATGGGTGTTTGATAATTATTATTATTTTTGTAGTTTTAAATAGATTTACAATATATATTATAGAGACATACAAATCAAATCATTTACTTAAACCGATGAATATAATTATCATAACGCTTTGTTTTATTACGATTCATCGACTTTGCTATATATACACGCCGAGTACTATTGGCGCGATTTGTCGATGAAGTGTAGGGAGCGGATAAAGTAGAAGAATCCGATACCGGTTCGGGGCGGCATTCAAAAAAGAAAAAATATATACCATTATACTGTTTTAACATGGATATAGTGGGCTGTAACTCAAAAGAATCTATGCGACTTAATGTGAATAACGAAATAAAATCTTCCGGATTTTCGATATAGCTAGCAAGAGTATCAGGTGTTACATTTATATTATGAACCATTACAGACATCAGCTTATATTTTACATTATGCCTTTTTTGGTTATCTTTTATAATATTTATCAACTGACTTCTTGTAACAATATTCGTTCCATTTTCAAGATTTAATTTTTTCTGTCGTATATTTTCTATTTCATTGTCTGTATTTATATACGTAAGGTATATTTTGATACTGGTAAGATTTATAAGTTTAAGTTTTTTTGAGTAATCGACTTCAGGAATGTATATAGAATTTGAATTATTATTTTCGTCGGTGTTTGTATTTTCAGAAATAAAAGGAGGTGATTCCATAATTAATTATAAATATTATAACTATTCGTAATTATAGTAAACATAGATAATGTATAGACTAACCTAAACTAATTACATAAAAATAATTACATATTTATTATTTTTATGAGATATACTCTAAATATCTATTCAATAATCGTCATTATCAGATGAATATTCATTTTCCATTTTATATCTTGCTATTTTTTCACTGTTATCTTTTATATGATGATACATCATATAGCGAGTTGATTTGTTATAATACGTATTATGCGATAAATACTGCTCTTTTGTGTTCGTGTTCGTGTTCGTGTTTGTATTTGTATTTGCGTTTTCTATTGGAATTGTAACAGGTGTAGTAACGACCTTTTTAAAATTTAAACCTGCGGGTTTTTGCGTAGATGTCGATACATTTGATTTCTTACCTCCAAGAGAAGGAAAATTATCATCATCTACTACAATCTGTTTATCAATCGTTGAATCATTATTTTTAATAGTTGTATCATTTTGTGAATACTTTAAAAACATATTTTTATCTGATTTTGTATCGGGTGATGTTTGTGTTTGTGTTAAATTGCGTAAACCACCTGTATTTCGCGGTCGTTGATAATCGCGCATTTCATCATAAAAACCATTACCGTGACTATAATCGGTTTCAGTAAAAGCAGTATCTAAGATATCATTAATCTCGTGAGATTTACCTTTCCTACTCATCTATAAAACACACAATATTATACAATCTTTTTACAGTGAACTTATATATAATGTATCTATAGTTATTTTTAAATCATAATTATTATATCTATTAAATGGATATAAAGGTATTTCAATATTATTATTTGTCTCCTAACAGCAATTTTTTTCGCTGCATATACAAAAAATATCACAGGTTCTATATATTTTAAAGGAGGCAGCAACATATATGTATGGTTTATTGTGAAAAACAAAATAAAACAAAACAAAACAAAACAAAACAAAACAAAACAAAACAAAACAAAATTGCGTGTGTGTGTATGTAGGTTAGTGATATAATTTGTACAATAGTGTGTTATAATATAGAATTAAAAATAGTTCTATATTATAAATTCACAAGCATATATTTGAGGAATTCATTTTTTATTTTTTAATTAAAAAATATCACTTATTATAATTTAAATACAATATATTTATATTATATATAATAATGGAAATTAATGATAACATCAAAGATAATATTAATGATTTTTGTATTATTTTAACGTGCACTGTTAATATTAACCCAATGAAATATTATATTCAAGTTATAGACCCTAATGAAAGATTAACAATATATTTAAAATCAATTAAGCAGTGGTTAGATGAGTCAAATTTTAAAATTATTCTTGTTGATAATTCTGGATATACATTTCCTGAGTTAAACGAGTATATTGATAAATACAAAGAACGTTTTGAAATTATATCATTTATAGAAGATGATATAGATAATGACATTTTTATTACAGCAGGAGCAGAAGCAGTCAAATTAAATACAGATTTTTTATATACTAGTAAAGGAACTAGTGAAATGTTTTCAATTTATTATTCTTATCTTAAATCAAAATTAATTAACACTTCTAAATTTGTAATCAAGGTAACATGTAGATACTTTATTAAAGAATTAGAATTATTTTTGAATAACGTGAACGTAGATGACTATTTAGCTTTGAGACAAATTGAGTCTGATTGGTGTGAAATTGTTGGGTGCCACATAAATGTATTTTTAGATGTTTTTATGCCTGCACATTTTATAGACAGTAAAAGAGTATTTTGCCATCACATAGAAAATCTTTATAAAGATAGATTAATAACAAAATTTCCAAAAGAAAAAGTGTTAGTTTGTCCATTATTTCAAATTGAACAAACACAAATGGGTGGTGCAAATACAATAAGAACAATATTATAACATATTTTTAATATATAATTATATATTTATATTTTTTGGCCTATTTTTTCAAACGGAAAATTGAAATGAACTTAAACCAGTAATCCATAAGCAGTAATCCAAAATCAAAAGGTTCAGTTCAGTCAATACAATCAAATCAATACAAAGCACAATGTCTTACAACAACAGCAACCGCAATTCATCATCATCCTCCGCCTCTTCTCATCGCAATAGTGGCAAATACATTCCTCGTGAGCGTGATGACCGACGTGGTGATGACCGACGTGGTGATGACCGCCGCGTCGATGACCGCAGTGGTGGCGTCCGAGAAATCGTGACATCTCCCAGCATCTGTATCCCAAGGACTTTCACAACAATCCGTGGTGAACAAACCAAGCGCGCGGTCTTCAACACATTCCGCGATTTGCGCATTGGTTACATCAACCGCATCGACACAGTTCACAAGACGGACCAGAGAGGCGACCGCTACTGTACTGTTTACATTCATCTCAGGTGGAATATGGCAAACAGTCTTGCCCGCGAAACTCGCCAGAAGTTGCTCGATGGTCAGGATATCAAAGTCGTGTATGATGAGCCCTGGTTCTGGAAATGCACGATGAGCAATATGGAGAAACCAGATGACCGCAATCCTCACACAGCGCACACAACATCAAGGCCACGCATTGACTTGGGTGATGGAGTCAAGGCACTGTCACGCGACCCACGCAATGACCACCGTGCCGAGGAACACGAGCGCCACGACGAACGCCAGCTCTGCAATATGGAGTCAGAAGGGGGCGATGACTAAGGAAAATCATCGTAAGAGGTAACAGGTAGGTAACCGGTAGATAAAAATCAGGTAAGTCAAGTCATATATGTGTGTATGTTCTAATATTTTTGTTTATATTTTTGTTTTATAATATTATAATATTCTAATATTCTAATATTCTAATATTGTAGAATAAACTATACTCACATATGCCATCAATCCGAATAGGCGAAACAGAACTGTCTCTTGTAAAAGAAAATGTATACAAAATAGAAACAAGTAAACTAATTTTAGACTCTATCAATGATAATATGGAACAACATAATATTGATGTCAATCTAAATGTTCATACATCATCAATCCTCACGACAAAAAAAACCCATTCACGCGCATCAATAAACAACATTGAAGCAGAAATAAAAGCATCATCCATTATGCCATTAACAAAATTCTTACTTAAGAAAGAAAACAAACAAGGTGTATCATTTGATGTAATTCTACACTTTATCGGTAATATAGGTAACCAACTAACTTTTTTAAAGAATCAGGGATTTTCTATTCCTTTTTTTAGTTTAGAAGACATTATAGTAATAGATGAAGTCGTTTTTGCCTTTGTTAATAATGAAAAAGTATTTAAAATAGAAAATGACAGCATTTCCGGGCGAAGAAATATAATAACCATAGATTACCCCATAATATACGACACACATACATCATTTATTCCCCCAAATATCGGTTTTGATGATAGTCGTAGCAAACACGAAGGTGATATGAAACTTCCGATACATATCCATTTTTCAGCGGCATTTTATAGTCTAGCACAAATATGTATATATGTTTTTTTAAGGAAGAAAATAAAAGACCAGGCAGACTACGAGAAAGAAGCATCCCCTTTTATTTATACTTCATTATATTGGTGTCTTAAACGTTGTTTAGACAAAGATGAAAATAGAAGAATTCTTTTGTATGTGTAATTTATAAGAAGAATTTATAAAATATAAATAACGTATAAAGAAAATGTCAATCGCTACTTTAAAAAGAAAAACAAATTTAGGCGGTAATCCCCGCAATGCACCGATTTCAGGTATAGGAACCACAGGGTTTGCTCTTAATGGAACCCTCCGCAATATTGGTGGTGTAGGACAATTTAGAATGGTTTCAAATGTAACAAGAACTCGGTTCCGTGGCAATACCCCTGTTGGATGCGGTGGAAGTGGAGGCTCATATCCTATTTATATTTTTAATTCCGGCGACTGCTCTACAAACGATGGAAGCATTGTGAAAAAATCCACCAAAAATACGCAGGGTATGTTGGATGAACGTTTTACGGGTATATTATATGGTACTTATCCTAATACGTGGGTAAAAGACGATGCAAATTCATACCGCATTACAAAAACACAAGGACAATATGTTGAAAATGTAACGAAGAAAGTCGGTTCTTGTAATTTTTCACCACCATTATGTTGTAGCGTAACAAACATATGCGACTGTCCACAGGGTAAATATATATACATTGGCACCAAAAAGAAACTATTTTATCGCCCCACTACCAAAAATGTGGGCAATTTCACACCGCGCGGTGATACGGTTTCGCAGGGCACATATATTACGGCGGGTGGCTTAGCCAAAGCAACGAATCTTCCTACCCCGGCGTGTATGCAGCATTATCCGCCTATGCTGTCACATACCGGTTGTAATAAAGATGTAGTAACGTGGCAACAGGCGAAAGCAATAGGTCTTCTTCCACCAAATTATATGAATTGTCCGCCTTGTGAACCATCATCGTGTGTAACTATATGCGAATCAGCAGCTTAATTATCACAAATAATGAAGCGACATATTTCTGTATAAAATATTTATGTATAGTTACATAAATATTACATTATAATAAAATCAATTCCACTGACGCCTCTATCTCTTTCGCCTAGTGGTGTATCGTCGGCGACACACACGTTTACGAGTCTTGCGGCGACGCCGACGACGGCCTCCTTGCCTTGGCGACAAATCTTTCAATGGGTTTTCGTGCGGTGTATCTGCGCTATCATTTGTTGAGACAGACGACCGCGCCGAAAAATAATCACCAGTACTTACACCCGACGAATCGCTTTTCAATTCTATTAATCTTGGCGATGATTCGCCCTCACCCTGGCCCTCGCCCTCCTGACTGTCATCACGATGCTGTCGTCGCGTTTGTAATGCGTGACGCTTATGTAAAACATGCTTTGTCGCCGTCTTATTAAACGTGTGCTTTTTTTTTCCTCGTCTTTTTTTGGCATATGCCTCTGCGTCCGCCGCTTCCCCCGATTCCACATCAATATCTGTCTCATCTTCTTCACTATGCGGCATTTCCCTAGGCGTAAATAAAGGATTGTCTACCATTTGGCGCACATCAAAATCCTCTACAGCAACACCCATAGGAACTCTTTTGTAACGATGCGTTTCAAACGAAGTCGTAGGCAACGTGCTATTTACCAATTCAATTGCCTTTAACCTATCTGCTGTATGTTTATGCATCTTCGCTCCCTTAAACCGGTCCACCTCGCGTTTCTGTAATATAACATCGGTCATCATCTCTTCCAATGCATCCTGCGTCTGTACCATTACGCGCGTAAACTTTCTTGGAATAATTCCGTACCTCGAAAGCTCGTATAACTGCATTAACACAATCCTCTTCTGCAGCACCCACTTCTCTTCCCGGTCCAACCCTTCGCTCTCATACTCTGGAAATTCGGCAATCAATGAAGCACATAATAAGGCAGACTTCGAAAATTTAAACATCGTTGCTTGCTCGAAATCTGTCAAATTATCCATAAAATCAGCAGCCGCAGGGAATCTACTACTCGCGCGGGCATCCGTGGCGTCAACACCGTGTCGCTCCGCTAATAATCGCTGACTCCTTAGCAATGACTCTTTCTCCTTTGTTGAACGCGGCTTAAATTCTAACAGTTTTGCTGCAGGACTGCCTGTGCGTTTTACATACTCGCTACATTTCCTCACATTTTCTAATATGATAAACACATATTCCATTATTGATACCTTTACATCTAAATAAAAGTAGCACTCCGTTAGAGATACATTCACACTCGAAAATCGAGTATAAAATCGGTCAATATCTTTATGATATGTAGTATATGTTATATCTACCAGTTTTAGTTTTCTACCATCCCCTGGTTCCAAAGTCACTTTCACATTTTTTGACTCAAGAGATGTGCCACATATTCCATCTCCGCGTATTATAACATCGGAGCATTTATGTATAGGT